GATAGAAATCTTGGTGGGCGACCAAAGAAATCGAATGCAGATATGACCGATTCAGGACTTGCGACACGTAATAATGGCGGTAATAAAATGAAAAAATTATCAACAAAATAATCACTCTTCTGCAGCCAGTTATAGGCTGTTTTTTGTTGCTTAGATTGGAGGTGAAAACAATATATGGATTTAGAAATCTGTTCTATTCAAGAACAAACAGATGAAGATATAAAAGCTGGACGTGTAAAACTCACAATGTCCGCTTATGAAATCTATGAAACAGGTAATATGGAACAGTATAACAAACGAGGGCTGCATTGGGAGGAACAATATACACGCGACAATATGGAATCTGCAATAGGAGCACCGTTTGTCGTAAGATTTGTCGACGATGAACGCACTATGATATCAGATCATGGTCGTATGGAAAATGACCTAGAAGATGGTGCAATTATATTCCCAGATAGTGATACGGTTGGACACATTGAAAAAGTGTGGATAGAGGAAAAACTTATTGATGGGAAATCAAGGAAAGTCTTAATGGTTTCAGGTGTACTTTACGATCAGCGATACCACGAACTTGTAAAATTTTTGCGTGCTACCCTTGCTTCTGGCGGACACATAAAAGGCAGTGTAGAAATATGCGGAAAGGGAAAAGAGACTCAAATAATCTATGAACATGGGGTTGGAAGTCACGATGCAAATAATGATTTGATTATACCTCGTACTCCTGTGAAATTCGATATAACTGGTTTAGCCATTTTAAATGACTTTTGTACTCCAGCAGATGACGGATCAGAAGTAATAGAAATAAACACATTAGGAAATCACTCTGGGAAACCAGATGATATAAAACAAAAAGTAAAAAAGGAGGATTCACGCATGGCAGATACAAATACTGATTCTGTTGTTGAATTAAACAATAAAATTGTTGAACTTGCTACAGAAATCAATGAATTAAAACGTCAAATGAGTGAAAAAGATGATGAACTAAATAGATGCAAAGAGGAATTAAATTCTTGTAAGAAAAAAGAAACTGAACTGAACGTATGTCAGGAAGAACTCAATGCATGTAAAGAAAAAGAGACTGAATTAAATTCACTGTTAGTAGAAGCTAACAAAACTGTAGAATCTCAAAAAGTCCAGATTGCAGAACTAAATTCTGAAATCGAGCCTTTAAGGACGATGAAGTCCGAGGTAGATGCAAAGGCAGCACAAGCTGAAATTAATTCTTATTTTGAATCTATTAAGAATGAAAATGGATTCTCTGAAGCGGAACTCAATTCACTTAAAGAAGATTTTGTCGACAAATGTGATTTAGTAGGACTCAAAGCAAAAGAAACCGAGTTATGTGTCAATAAATTTAAAGAACTAAAGAAACTTGATTTCGCTAACATCGAGCTAAATGCTGATGACACGAAACCAGATAGTCTTTTCTTTTCCACTAAAGTAGACAGTGTAGAGATTAACAATGATACAGATGATGGCAGTAACTTATTTAAATAAAAAGGGAGATTAAAAATATGTCTAAAATTATGTATGCAAATTATGCAGGTATTAAAAATGAACAGCATATTCCTGATGCTGTTGCTCAGTCTGATTTAAAAAATGGATATGTAGTTGTAAAAGGTGTTGGTTCTAAGGGTGAACATACCGCAACAGTACCTTCTACAGCAGATGAATGTAAAGGGAAATTATGGTTTGTATGGAACACAATCGATAAACCGGAACTTGATAATTCTTCTGATTATGTAATCAAAAAAGGGGATTTTGCTAGGATTTTTAAATTCAAAGAGGATTATCCCGTGTATGTCAGCAAAGATTTGATTACTGGGGATGTTGCTAAAGGTAAATATCTTGTAGCCGACGAGTCCAATGGCGGCATGGTGAAAGTTGTTGACACTGCTGATGGCTATTCTATCGCATTGTTAGTAACAGAACCTCTTGTTACAGCTCAGGGTACAATTTACTTATGCGACGTTATAACCGGAACTACCGTCTAAAACAACCTATATTTGAAAGGAGATTTTATAATGAATAATGCAATTGATTTTGAAAGAGTTCAGCCTAATGCTGAGTTAAATAGTTTGCAGAAATCTGTAAACACTAAAACAAGAGGTGTTGAAATTTTCTCTGCAATGTGTGCAGGTAAAGATGTTTCCAAATACGGAACCGATGTAGATAAGGTTAATACATATATGAAAGCTAAAGGTTCTGCTGCTGTTAACGGTGATCCCAAGGCCCAGGCAGAGCTTAATGCAATCACAACTGAAATGATTGAAGCCCCTCTTATGAAGAGATTAAATATTCTTGACTTCATGGGAGAGAAAATCAATGTTGGATATGACGAAGTAATTAAGTATAAAGTGATGAATATTGAAGGAAAAATGTCTAATTGGCAGGCAGTGAATGGAATATTTCCATTTGCAACCTATGGACATAGTACCAGAACTATGGATACAGGGAATATTACTGGTGGTGTTCTCATTGATCATAGAGAATTTATGTCCGGTAACTGTGATGCAATTCAGGCATTAAATGAACAGACTATTACAGATATGATGAACAAGGTTTTCTACAAAGTACAGATGGATTTGTATAGTGCTATCAAAGAAGCTAAGGGCAACGGCAAAATTGTAAACTTTGAAGAAAGTGATGGTATTATTAAAACCTCAGTTGATTCCGTGCTTAAGAAAGCAAAAAGGTTTGGAAATGTTACACTTACCGGAGATTATTCTGTGGTTTCTCAGATGGAAGATCTAGCAGGATTCAAGGTTGATGCGAGCGGTGGAGTTAGATTTTCAGAGGCAGTAATGGAAGAGATTAGAAAAACTGGGCTTCTGAAAATGTATAAGGGTACTCCTATTGTAGAGATTCCAAATAGTTATAATATGACAAAACTTGCTGAAGACGGAAAATTCTATGACACTTATCTGCCTGAAGGTCTATTATATGCCCTCGTATCAGGCCTGAATTCTCCGTTAAAAATTGGTTTCAAAGGTGGGCTTCAGTCTATGGCTGGTCAGGATATTAGCCTCAGAGCTGATGTAATCAGATATGATTTAGAGATGGGTACGGCAGTAATTCCAGAGTACATTCCTTATATCGGACTTGTATCTGACACTAATTTTTCTGTAGAGAAATAAGCATAAGCAAAATCGTTCGCACGTGTATACGTGCTATTTTTATGCAAAAAAATAGAGTGTAGAGAGCTACAATGCTCTCTCACTCTTATAAGGTAAAATTTGGAGGAATAAAAAATGGCTTTAGATTTAGATAAACGGTCAAAAGTAACAAATTTGTGTCCGTGGGCTATCACTTTTACACTGCCTAATTCTGGTGGAGAAGTGAGGATAGATGGGAACAAATCTACCACCATTAATAATGGTGAGTTAGTAACGATGAAAGATAATAATAATGTAATGCTTTGCGGTACAGGCGATGGCAACCATGCAAGGCTATATGTTGATAGCTCAGAGTTCAGAGAATATGTTGGGTTTGATAATGCAGAAAACAAGCAAAAACAGTTTATTCTTGTTCCTGAAGAGTGCGAAAAAATCTGTTCCCTTAAAACTGATTCTGTATTTAAGAAACATGTTG